ATGCCGAATCCGCCAGTCGGGGTCATGGTGACGTTTGCGCCAGTTGACGCACCGTGTCCGGGTGCCGCAAGAGCGTTTGAAACTAGGGTCGTGGCTGTGTTCGCCCACGCCTGCTTATCAACGGACAGGCTCGCGTTCGATGCGGCAACCGTCTGCGAATACCATCCGGCATCGCCGATGTTTACCTTGAAAATCTTGTTGTTGGCGCTTGCTGTCATCGCAAACAGCGCGTCAATCTCAAGTTCCATGCCTGGCTTGATCGCGTTCGCCGGAATGGTCACCGAAGCAAGAGTGATGTCGTTACCGACAACCGTCACGGTTGGAGTGCCAAGACCGGCAGCGTGCGGGTAGTTGATGGTGATCTTCGTAGTGGCCGCGCTGACATCGGTGACCGCGTACAGGCCGTTGACGCCAGTACCGCCAGCCCAGGTGACGCGAACAAGCTTGTTCTGCGCGACAGCATTCGTGAGGCTGTGAATGCCGGCGCTCACCAGACGCACGCTGCCGCTGCTGTCCTCGTAGGTCAGCGTGGTGAAAGTCGCCGCAGGAGCGACGATTGACACGGCTGTGGTTGTAGTGGCGTAAGTCGGCTCGTTCCGCATGATCGGGAAGTACTTCTCGCCTCCGTCCGCGTCCTTGATGCCAACGATGTCGTTGGTCGTATTGTCGTAAAGGAAATTAGAGCCTTGCACAAGGTATGGCATAGTGATCCCTTTCAGAGTTCAAGTGGTGATGGAGAACCGTATCCGCTGAACATGTTCATCACGTCAGTCAATGCATTCGGCTCGCCGGCGGTCGGTGCCTGCGCCAGATTCTTCGCCGTCTGCGACTGCTGCTGCAACACCGCCGCCTGTTCCTTGGCGGCCATTGCTTGGTTGCGGGCCTGACGCACCATAGCCACGTCCTTGTCGGCCACGATCAGGGACGGATCGACGCCAAGCATATCGGCGTAGATGTCGGCCCACTGATCGCTGTCGAACTTGTCCAAAATGTCCGGCTTCATCGTGGCGATCTGGCCGAGGTTTCCGACGAAGCGATCCACGGCGTTCGTGCCGATTGCACGCTGGGCCTGCGCCAGCATGGACACGAACTCCACGTTCAGATCCATGCCCATCAGTTCCGGCGGCGGCGGCGGAACAGCACCGCTCGTAATCATCCGGTTGAACGTGATGTCAACCAGCGGGTCCAGCAGCTCATTGTGCAGTCGCTCGAGCACCGGCCCCAGCATCAGGAGTTTTTCCTCATGTCGCTCGGCGACCTCGGTTGCGGTCATGCGGGTGTAGGGTGCATTTGCAAGCATGAGGAACAGGTCTGCGTAGAACGATCCACGAACGCGCTCTCGCACGTCCTGAATATCGGCCAGCAGGTATTGCAGGTTCAGGTTCACCTCAAACGCGGTCTTGATGCCCATGCTTGCACCGTCAACGAACGAGATGCCGCCAGGCAGCGTTTCCACGTCCCGGTTCTTCATGCTTGTTGGCACCTGAAGCGGAGGTTTGGTCTGGTAGTCGATGGCCTGCGCCTTGCGCAGTTGCTCATGCTGGAGCTGCTTCACGTCGCCAAGCGCCTCCATGCCCGGGCTGTTCCCGTAGATGTCGCCGCCGGCGGTGGCCCAGCGTGGCACCAAGCATGGGAAATACTGGAATCCGCTCTCGCGCAGGAACACGCCGTCCTCGCCGCCGACCTCGAAATAGAACGAGCCGAACGGCATGTTCTTGCTGTCCTTCTTCGTGATGTCGCGGTCTGCTCGAGGCTCAATGGCGTGGATGACAGGCACCCACTGATCCAGCGTGCCAGTGTCGTACATGTTCTGCACGCCGGTCGAGCAGTTGTCGTATCCGAATTCCTTGACCATCTGCGACACGGTCATCTCGAATTCGCGGTAGAGCGTGCAGACGCGGCCCTGCGCGTCGGTCGAAATGCAATACTCGCCGCAGGTCAGCGGGTAGTGGTGAATGACCTGGTTGAAGTCCGGCATGATGATAGTGGCCGCCGTGCCGAACGCACCAAGTTCCTCGTACATCTGGTGCAACGTGCGGTAGGTGTTCGACTTCTGGAACACCAACTGCATGCGCTTGGTCACATCGTCCAGCCACAACTTCACGGGCTGATACGAGTTCAGTTCAGGATCAGGCGTCGCCAGCCGGAACCACTGCCGCGCCGGGCTGGTTGCGCCGGCCATCATTCCAGCGCCGAGCGTGCGGAGCGACCGCGTGCCGGTGTTGTCGTAGATGTTGTTGTGGCGACGCCAGCCCTTGTCGCGGTCCTGACGGAAGTAGCGACCGTTGCGCGGCAGCAGGTAGGAAGTGATCTCCTGCCAGTGCGCAAACCACGATGCACGCTCGGACTTGAGCTGACCCCAGCGAGTGAACAGTCGATCACGCTGCGGAGCGTTCTTGTAACTGCGGTTATCGCCGGGGTATTCGCTCATGGTTTAGCCACCGAGAAGGGAACTGCGTCCGAGCTGAAGATCCTGCGGGTTGACGCCCATCGGCCCTGTGAGCATGGTGCCGGCGGGCCCGCCGCCGCCGACCTCCTGCGCTGCCTGCATGATGCCGGCGACGTCAGGTGCGCGACGATTCGCTGCGCGCATAGCACCCATTGAAGCCTCGGTCTGCAACTGCGCTTGCTTGGCAGCCTCGGCCTGGGCAGCCTCCTGCTTGCGCATGGCATCTTCCTGCGCCTTCTTGCCCTGCTCGCCAGCATAAACCGAATAGCCGGTTCCAGCCGCAGCCGCACCAGCCAATGCGCCAATGAGAATTGTTGATAGTGCTGCCATGTTCAAATCCTCTTTGTGTGAGTTTGTTCTGTTCGGTTGTAACCCATTCGATTCAGCATGCCAGATACGGCACTGGCATTTTCTCCATCAAGATTGCTCATGCAAATTGCAACAGCGCCATTGCTTTGCGCCCATTGCTCGAACGCTTGCACAAGACGTATCGCTGCCGTGCTGCGTCGATGCTCCTTGTTGATCCACCACGCCATTTCGCTTGCAACACGCACTCTTGGTGCGTACCACAATGGCGCAATCATCGCCACCAACAGTCCTATTGGGCTGCCGTCCTTTTCCGCAATGAAAACAGTTGCGTTCGTTATTAGCCATTGGATTGTGGTTCGTAATTCTTCTTCAGTTGCAGAAGTGAAGTCCGCATATGGCGAGAATGCCACGAAATCCTTGGCCATGCCAAGGATCGCATCCTCGTCATCGGCAGTAGCCAAACGAATCATGCTGACCTCCAAACGCTAGAAATGTTCATATTCACTACGGGCACCTCACACCTCCTCGTACGGGTCATAGTCCTTCGGGCGTGGGTCGATCTTCTCGCGCACTTCGCGAGGCAACTGCTTGGCAACCGGATAGGCGAACGTCAGAGCCAGCGCGTCGGCGATGTCCGGGCTGCCGCCGCCCTGTAGCCGCTTCTTGATCTCGTCCTTGCTCTCGAGAACGCGGCGACCGACTTGGTCGTACCAGAACGTCGGCGTGGACAGTTCGGCCTTGAGCGTGTTGTCATCCGGGATCGCGCCGCCGTTGTCGATCCATTCCTTGACTAGCCACCACATCTCGGCTCGCTTGTTCAGGAACAGGTTCGGCTGGGTCGCCTTGCCTCCGAACGGCACCTCGACCACGAAATAGTCCAACTGCCGCAGGCGGTCGATGACGCCAGCGCCGGCACCGGAGTCGATGAACACGGCGTCCGGATCGCGGTCCTCGATGACGTTGGCAACGGCTGCGGCCAGCTGCATGTTGTCCATGCCCTGGTAGATGATCGGGTCTTCCATGCGCAGCCCTTGCCGCAGCACGATCACGCTGCGGTCATCGCCGAACCTGGCCGGATCGACTCCGACGACCAGCGGGAACTCGAGTACCTCGCTGTCCTTGTACTCGCGGCCTGCCGCTGTCTCGGTATCTGACAGGCTGATGAGCTGATCCGACCCGGCTGCGCTGAAGTCGCACAGATACTCTCGCGCAAACGCGGCCTCCGGCATGTCGCGACGCAGGCGCTCGACCTCGTCGCGGTCCAGCGCGTCGGTGTCGTTGACCGTGTACCGGGCCGCATACCAATCAGGCAGCGTCCCAGCCCGGTAGAACAACTCGCTGAACAGGTTGATGCCCGCCGGCGTGCCGATGAACATGGCCCAGCCTTTACGGTCTGACAGCGCCGGCTGGATGATGTCGTTCCAGACTTCGGGCTTGATCTGGGCCACCTCGTCAATGACGCAGCCATCAAGGCGCACGCCACGCAGCGCGTCTGGGTTGTCTCCACCAAACAGGCGGATCGTGGCACCGTTGGATTTCAGAGTAACGGCTAGGTCCACCTCGTTGATCTCGACGCCGCCATACCGAAGCATGGGTTCGACCTTGCGCTTCAGGCGTGCCCAAGCGATGGTCTTGGCCTGCTTCAGAAATGGCGCGACGTACACGAAGAACGGCATCTGATCCCGGCACTTGATCGCGGCGTGCAGCAAACGCACAAGCGCCAGTTCGGTCTTGCCGGCGCGGCGGTGCAGGGCCAGCACGGTGAACCGCTTGCGGCGCTGGTAGCACTCGAGTTGCCACGGCCTCGGCGTGAATCCCAGCGGCACCGTGAAACTAGTCATCCGGCAGTCCCGTCACGACATTGATCGTGACCGATCCGCCGTGGTCGATTCCGACCTTGTCGCCGTACTTATTCGGACTCCACTTGGCGAGCAGTTTCAGGCGCGTGTCGATCTGAAGCCTGCGCCATTGCACCTCGACCTGGTCCTGCGGCGGCGTGTCTGCCAGCATGCGGCATTCCTCGGCAATAGCGTCGTATCCATCCTCGCGCGCGCGCGCGAAGCGTAGGATAAGTTGCTCATTTGCGTTGATCCAATCGTAAACCGTTGTGTAGTGCGGATTGCCGGGCTGTCTGCACCACTCCCGAAGCGTCTTGCCCTCTGCAATCCAGCGCAGCAGGCCTTCGATAATGTCCCGAGATATCGGCGTGCTTGGCCTACCCGGTCGCCTTGCGCCTCCAGGCATGAGCGATTTGCCCACGTCGCTCGTATCTGCAGATTTTGATGACTGTGTCTCTGCGGAGGTTGAACATCTTGGCGAGTCGCCGGTATCCGATGCCTTCCTCCTCGTGGAGGTATCGGAGTCGCTGGACGGTTTCTTCCGGGATCGTGGCATTGTGGTGGGTCTCGCCGATGCGGTGCCCATGCTCATTGAGCGCGATTACTTGCGCTTCTTTGCGCGGGCTGGCAGGCTCTTGAAGCTGCTTGTCTTCTTTGCCCATTTCTTGGCGATCTTTGGGTGCTTCGCGTACATGAAACGCTGCTGTGCCTTGGACTTGAATGGCATCACTTCCATCCCTTCTTGAGTTGCGCATATGCCTTTGGGCTCACGGTGGACTTTGACTTGGATCGGCTGGTGCCGGCCTTGCGCCTGCGGTTGATGTTTCCGACGAGAGAGTTCTTGGTTTTCTTTGCCATTAGCCTTCCCAGTAGGTGGTTTCTCCTCGTCGGTAGTTCTTCAAGTCTTCACGCTTGCTCGGGTTGACGAGGTGCTTGTCCGAGTAGGTGACGTAGTTATTCGGCAGCAGGGCGAACTGGCCTGTGTCCATCTCGAGCAGGTTGAGCGGCTTGTGTTCCTGCGGGTAGCGAGAGAAGCCGTCTGCCCAGTCGATCACGATTCCGGTGTGCCGGCCCTTCCATCCGTACTTGATCGTAACTACCTCGAGTCCTTCGAGATAGTGCAGATGGAGACATTCCAAATGTTCGCCCATTCCGCCCCACGGTTCCAGGTCATGTCGATCGTGCCAGAAGCCGCCATCGTCGGTCGCCAGCAGTCCGTGCATGGGTAGGCCGCACCAATGTGCGCCGCTCTCGAGCAGGACATGCGTCATCAGCATTTGGCCTGGTCGTGAATAGACAGCGTGCCAAATGCCTCTGGTGGTGCCGGCAGGCATGCCAGGCCCGAGCAGGTGGTTCGGTACGGTGACGTACAGGTGAAACGGCAGGTTCGCGTGGCGCGGCATTAGCGTCGCGATGTCTTGCCGCTGCACTTCCACTTGGCGCGCGAGAGCCGCAGCGGGCTGTTTGGGTTCTTGGCTGCTGCCGGGCTGCGCTGCATCTGGCCCCAGCTTCGTGCGCAGTATGCATCACCTTTGGCAGTGCCTGGCTTGATCCGGTCGCCGCCGCCCTTGGCCTTGCCGGCCTGCCCGTAACTGACCCTGTTGGTGCGCCCGGTCTTTGGGTTCTTCACGACCTTGACGAATCGCTTGCCTTTGGCTGGCTTCATGGTTGTCCTTTCGTCGGAGGCTTGGATGTTCCGACTCGGCGGAACTGTAGCACAAACAATGCCCGGCCTATCGCATCTCCTGCGGCCTGGACCGTCGCTTCATCCAATGCCGGTACAGCGGCGTGAAGGACTTCGTGGGCAATGACCGATGCGAGTCGCTGCTGCGGCAGGTTCCGTCGCACCCGGATGGTTGGGTGCGGTCCTGGTGGGTGATCGCAGTCTCCGAGCCAGTCCTTCGGCAGGTCCTTCGACCGCACGAGCTTGATTCGCCACCGCCTTGAGTTGATCGTGAGTCTGGCCTCATTGCGCACGTGTCAACTCCGCTGCGAGCCTGTATTCCTTCTGCGTACCCGCGATGTGAAGGCGCATCCAGACCGCGCCCTTGCCCTTCGGTGGCAATCCCTTCTCCACGCTCCAACCTCCGAAACCATCGTGATGCTCGTCCTTGTACGTTCCGACTCGGCAATGAATTTGTTCGTCTAGCACAACCTCCGCGTTGCCTAGGAACATTCGCAGCCGCTCCCTTGCAATCGGAACGATCCAATGGTGGTGCGAATGCCCGGTTACTACAAGGTCAGCATCCGGGTACAGGCTGGCGTGGCGTCTGGTGTCGAGTACGCCGTGGGTCATCATCGCCCCGCCGCCGCTGCCGTGGAAATAGCGCATTTTGAACGAAAAGGTTCCGCCATTCCGCGACACGAGCCGGAACAGCACCCAGCCGCCGTAGCCGCCGGAGTAGACCGGGGCTGGACCTGCCGCACTCAACCCGGCGCAAGTGCGCTCTGTCAGGTCAACCTCATGTCTTTTGCCTATGGCTGTTTCGTGATTTCCGCGCCCCACTACCACGAAGCGATCCTGCCACGGCGAGAAGAACTTGACGGCCTCGCGCACAATTGCATCGAGGTAGTCGCCGCATTGGTACTCCTCGCGCATGGCCGAGCGGTCTGCTCTCGGATCCCACCTTCCATTCATGCAGTCATGGAAATCCCCACAGGAAATCACGCCGCCCTTGCGCTTCGTGATCTCGTTCATGTGCTGCTTTTGCATCGGAAGATCGCTGTGCGCGTTATCGAAATGTCGGTCGGAGTCGATCAACGCCCACCATTCAAACTGGTGCGGCGTCTCGCAGAGCATCGTCACGCGGTGGATGTTTCGGGATAGTTTCTCGACTGTCCATTGCGTACCAGGCGTGATTCCGTCGCGCCAATGGTGATTCTTCAACTCCTCGCGGATTCGGGCCTTGTCGCACTTACGCGCCATTTTTGACCTCCCATCGCTTCAGGTGAAGTTCAACTCGCGGATTCTTGGCATCGACCATGATGACCATTGGCAGGTGCGTCAGTGCCGAGTCATCGACGAGCAGGCCGGCATCGACCAGTCCATCGAATGTGGCCTTGAGAGCTGCCAGACAGTTGTCTTTATCCCGCTTGCGATTCGTGGATGCGTACCAATGGACGGCGCAGGTCGCCTCTTTCCACGCGCCCTGCTCGCCGGCTTCGTGCATTGCGACCTGGGTCGCGGCCCACGATTCGACGCGCGCCTTCTTTGTTGCCTTTGAACGGATAGCCCAGTGCACCCTCGAATTGGGCTGAAGGCTGCGAGCCGGTATCCCAACCGTGACTGTGAGTACGTCGGGCATAAGCGCATCCTGCCACGCACGGAGCATGACCGCAAGGGCTGAGGCCGTCCGTGGCCGCTCGCCCGTCATTGTGTGCGCATCCTACTCATCATCCGACGTTCTCGGTCGGCGGAGCCGGCGAGGCAGTGGCTCGACAGCAGCCCAGATTTGCGCTGCCAGGCGAAGCCCGTGCCTGGCCTCCTCCATGTCCAGCGCCGTCGGGAAGTGTTTCAAACAGCGCCGGGCTTCTTCACGGATGGCTGATGGGACGCCCGGAGTCCGTTTCGGATCGCATAGCGCGCCGAGGAAATGCCGGCTACGCGAGATTGAGTTGAACCGTTCGGCCGGTAGCGTCATCCATTCAGCGTAACACCCCAAATATCATTTACCAGCATCACGAGCATTCAGATATTGCCAGCCCCGTTCCTCCGCGTAAGTCTCCGACGCCCGCGATCCTGGCGCTTGCGCAAGCAGCTGGCAGATTTCCCGACGTGCATCGTCGCGCTCCTGCACATAGTGCTTCATCATCTCGTCCTGCACCTCAAGCATCCCAACCAGCCGTTGAATCTCATCCGCCGCGACTGCCAGTAGGTTTGCATCGCCCAACTTGTCCTCAAACTTCGCTGCGACTTTCCGCAGCGCGTCGATAATGTCCTGTGTCATGCGAAGATTCCTTTCGTTTCCATCGCTGCCCAAACGATTCCGGTGGAGTACGCACTCCACTCCTCGACCTTTCCAGGTAGCGGCTCGCCGCCGAGCGCGCCGACCTGTCTCGCATAGGAGACACCTACCGCGATCTCCTCGCGGGTCGCAAGCATGAGCATGCGCTTCATTTCTTCGCGTTCGCGGTCTACCTCGGCTGGATTGATTCCCTCGCGCCATGCCTGCGCCTGCACTACCTCGCGCCGCTTGTTCCGCTTGATCTCTCCGACCAGTTCCTCCGGCTTGACATGGGAGCGAGAAAGTGTGCGCCGCATGGACTTGCAGGCGGCAGCGATCTCCTCGTGGGTGAACTCCGCCAGCACCTTCGCGGCCTCGTCGTGCCGCTTGGAGTCGGGCTTGGCCCATGTGCTGCCTGCGAAATGCTCAAGGATCGTGGCTCCGGTTTCGGGTCTCATGCGGTCTCCTCCGGGTCAAGATAGCGGCCTTGGCTCAACCAAGTCGCCGGGTGCGGGATGAACTTCGGGTCGGTCGTGCGATGCTTGTGCGCCAGCGCGTCGATGCGCTCGCCCATGTAGATCAGCGCGTCGGTCGGCTCGTCGTGCTCGATGTCCTCCATGATCTCGCGCACGCCCTTGTCTAGCAGGGCCATCGCTTTCTTCTTGCCCACCTTGCGCGGGAACTTGAGCCAAAGGGCATCCAGCGCGGCCTGCGGGATCGTGGCTCGGCGGTTCGGCTTCGGATCATTTACGGATGAATCAGGCTCGACGGCAAGGCCGTTGAGCGAGATTGGATTCACGCTTTCGCTCTCGTTCCCGATCTCGCTATCGGTATCGCTTTCGTTATCGTTATCGTTATCGTTATCGTTATCGTTATCGTTATCGTTGGCATCGTTCTGCATTGCTCGAGCATTGCTCCCGCTATGCCACCGCATTGCCGCCGCATTGCGAGCCTGCTGCCGCTTCCTGTCGCCTGCCGCAAGGCTCCGGGATCGGATCTCCTCGCACCGGATGTTCCGTAGCAGGCCGTCCGGCCCATGCGTGAACTTGCGCTTGATGCGATCCCAATGCTCGACCGTGCCGGGAGCGATCTCCTCCAGCACTTGCGGATCAGGGTTCAAGCCACCGTTGCTGTACTGCTCGCAGAGCAGGAACAGGTACGCCATCGCGGCATCGGCGGGCCAGCCTCGCGTCGACCACGCGAAGCGTTGGTAATAGAACGGCATGAAGCCGAGCGCACCTTCGGGTTGTAAACTCATCGCAGCCTCTCTGCGGCCTGATACGCCGCTATGGGGTTAGAAGCGGCTCGCCCTACGATGGCGGGCCGTTTCGCTTATTGTGCCGACTTCAGCTTGGATTGCAAGTCCTGCACGCGCGCTCGCAGATTTTCGATCTCGCGAGCTGCCTCGCGAAACAAAGCCGATTCGTAGTGCGCCAGCGTGTACTCGGCCATTGCTCGCTGCCGGCGCTGGATCGAGTCCTCCGCCATCGTCGCGTGCAATAGCAGGCGGTCATGGATATCACGGCGCGGCTCGCTGGTCATGCCTTGAGTGTACCGCTGCAATCCGCTCGCCAATCCATGCCATGCAGTTACACGCCATGCTATTGCCGAGCGCCTTATAGCGCGGGCCATCTGGGCATTGCTCGGATGGCTTTCCGCGCCACGGGATCAGCGTCCAGTCATCCGGGAATCCCTGAAGCCTCTCGCATTCGCGAGGTGTCAGGCGTCGCACGGTCATGGCCTGCGCCACCGCCGCATGCGCCGCGTTATCGCGTGCAAGTGTGTGGCACGGATCGCCAGGCTTTCGATTCTGCCGGTTGACTGGCGCTGTGATCTGAAACAGGTCGTATGGAACAGGTTGTGCGATCACCGTGCAGGTTTCGTAGTCCTGTCGCTTTCCTTCTCCTGTTGTGACGCAGCGAGCAACGCCACCTTCAGCATCGGAGGCAGCGCCTTTCCGCGTCTTTCCGCTCGCCTCAAGATTCCGCTGCAAGCCTTCGCGGATAGCGAGAACCTCGGCGGCAGCGGTCCAGTCTCCAAGACATCCGACAACGAACACACGTCGCCGGCGCTGCGGGACGGCTCTGGGCCATCGGCCCACTCGCACGTATTGAGCGTCCAGCACTCGGTAGGACCACCCATACCCGAGTTCGCCCAACGCCCGGAGGAAGGTGCCAAAGTCCCATCCTCCATTGGATGACAGGACACCGGGAACATTTTCCCAGACAACCCATCGAGGCTTGAACCGAGCAGCAATCGCAAGGTATATGAGCATGAGGTTGCCGCGCGGATCTGCGAGCCCTTGCCGGAGGCCGGCGACGCTGAAGCTTTGGCAAGGGGTTCCCCCCACAAGGATGTCGATGCTTCCTGGCTCAATGGGCCACTCCTGAAACTTGGTCATATCGCCGTAGTTCGTTACGGCAGGAAACCGATGCGCCAACACGGCGCTCGGAAATGGTTCGATCTCGCTGAATCCGACTGGCTCCCAGCCGAGGTGATGCCACGCAACGCTCGCGGCCTCGATGCCAGAGCAGACGCTCAGGTAGCGCATTTCGCAAGTTCCTCCACGATTGCATCACGCGCCTCCTGAATCCACGCAGCTCGGTCGCTCTGGTTTCGGTAGCACCGCTCCACGCGTCCGAGCATGTTCTTCGTGTTGCTCGGTGCGCTTGAGACCAACACGGCAATGCGACTCGCCGATAGCCCGGTCAGATTGTGCAGCGCGTCGAACGCCATCAACCTGGCGATGACGCTGTCCTTGTCCTTTACGCCCTTCGCCGGCCAGGCAAACCCACGCCCGGCCAGCGCCCGCTTCACGCCCTCAAGTGCTGGCTTCTGGTGATACATCAGGAAATCCTCAACGTGGTCTGCTTCTCGACCAGACGCGCAAACGGCAGGACATTACCGCCCTCAAGCGCCGCACGGATTGCTTCCTTGTCGATCTCTCGCGTGACCACCTCGCGGTAATAAGCATCCGGGATCGCGTCCACAATCTCGAGCGCCTGCTTGCCACCTGGCATCGCGAGCGTGACGCGCCAGCGAGATGTCTCTAGCTTCTTCATGCCCTCTGCCTGCATGACGCGCAGGACGTGCGACCGGAACCAATCGGCTACCGCCTGGTCGCGCTTGGCCCGCTGACGCATCCGGTCAGCCTCTGCCTTGCGTGCCTCGGCTCGCGCCTCGATGTCACGCACCAGCGAGAGCACATCGTCGATCGCCGCCGGCAGCGAGTCAGCCTGCCGAGCGAGTATGTCGAAGTGTCCATCCAGTTCGGTGATGTCTCCGCCGGATTCCGCGCTGGCCTGGATCATCTCCTCCAGTTCCTGCGCCGCAGCAGTCGCCTCGTACAGTCGCGTGATTGCGTTGCTCATGCTGTCTCCTTCGGAATGTTGATCTTCAATTCGCCACGTTCAATCATCGCCATCAGGCTTGCCAATTCGTCTTCTGGAATCTTCGGATCAAGTCCGGCATTCATTGCGACCTGTGTGGCCCGTGATCCAGCCAGAAACACGATCATCAGCGTGCGTTCCAATTTCGAAATCTTCTCTGTTAGTTCTGCAATCTGTGCCTGCAATTCATCGCGTACCATGTTGTTCTTTCGTGTGTGGTGGAAATAGCCCGAGCGGGAATCGCTTCACCGCCCGGGCCTTCCGGGTGCGTCAGAATGGAATCTCGTCCTCGGCTGGCACCGTCGCCGCCGCCGGCTGCTCGGAGTTTACCGTTATGCGGATGCCGTACAGGGTGAGCCCGTACTGACCCGACTGAACAAATGCATCGACCGGATCGCCACCCATGCAGTCCTGCGCGGCCAGCATGATGTTCTCGTCGAAGCAGCTCGCCCACTCCTCGCCTGCGTCAGACTCGAACAGGATCGGCCACCGCTGGCCGCCGTTCTTGGTGGCCTTGCCCTGGCCGACCTTCTTGACCACCATACCGCCACGCCATGCGCAGTCCTTGGCTGGCCTAGATGCCAGAACCTCGTTATACGCTCCAGCAGCCGCCTTGGCTGGCTCCGACGCCTTCGGCGATACCGGAGCCGCCTTCGGAGCCGGAATGGATCGTGGAGCCTCCTGCTGCGTCTGGCGGGCTGCTGGTGCTGGCGCAGCCTTGCGAGGCTCGAACGTTCGGTCATCGCGCTTATCCATCTCGTTCTCGTCCTCGCGCGGAACGAGCAGCAGGTCACGCAGGTAGTAGCCCATGCTGGCGGTCAGGGCGCCGGCAAGCGCCTTATCGATGGGACGGCCCTTCTCCGGGATCGCCACCCAGCCAACCTCGTCGGTGACGCTCTCGCCACTGGCCGGGCATGACAGAATGAACTGGCTTGTCACGACGCCACCCTCGGCTGTCCCATCAAACTTCCAGCCGGCCCGGCGCAGGACCAGGCCGGCACCGTGCAGCACGGTCCGGCACGCGCCGATCATGGCCTCACTGCTCGTGTAGGCGTAGTGGTGGAAGCTGTTCTTGGAGTCCTTGCCCACGCTGGGCAGGGCGCTCTGTGCGGCCAGCAACGCGCTGGCAAGTGATGTCTTGGGTTCAGGCATGTGTATCTCCATTGCGCGGTATTGCGCGGCACCACGGTAATCCATCGCCAGCATCTTGTCAACACCCATATTCCACAATCTTGCCATATTCTCGTAGGCGCAATGGATGTGTCCGAAATGTGTCCGGCTATCCGCTTGACATATTGTTACCCCGCGTTACATTGGTCGTGCGCAATTCCGCGCAGGAGACACAACATGCCGACCGTATCGAAATTGATTGAGCAGGAGAAGCGCGCCGCCGACCTGGCTCGCACCATCTGGGAGCGAGCCGGAATGACTCCATCGCAACTCGAGGCTGCATTCGTGCTGGTTGCCGCCGACCGCGTCGCCGACGAGGCATACGCGCGGCTGTCGGAAATCCGAGCCGGCACACTGACCGGAGACATCGCCGACGCCGAGGATGCCTGCGACGCTGCGCAGGATGCGTATGCGATCGCTACTGATTCGTTCATCAGGCTGTGCGGAAACCTGGAGGTGCAGCCATGAGGACCGTTCCACGCTGGACCAATCAAGATCGCAGCAAGGACCACAATCCTCGCGTCGCGCCGCACGAACCGATCCTGCGGATGGATGAGATCGCGCAGCACATGCACCTGACGATTGAGCAGGTGAAGCACGCACACGCATCCGCGCTGCTCAAGCTGCGCGCGGCCCTGATTGCATACGGCTACAACCGGGAGATCAACCGATGAAGCACAAGTATGAGGTGCTGTTCGATTTGGCAATGACCGATGACGTGCTGGAGACGTTGCCCGATTGGGCGCGCGAAATCGTCGAGGATCTGCATGGCGAGCGCACGCAACTTGAGCGCATGCGCACGAACGGCCACTTCCGGCATGGCCTCAATAGCGATTTGTGGAATGAGTATCAGGAGTCGATCGAGGAGTACGAGCGGCTATTCCGGGTGGAGGTGGTGCCACTGCTGGAGGGTCGCCAATGACCTACCGCGAAACCAGCAGGATCGCATACCAGGCGACCAACATCGGAGAGATCGCGCAGCGTGTGCTGGAGTTCATTCAGAGCGCCGGCCAGCACGGCGCAACCTGCGATGAGGCGATTGCAACCCTCGGACTCACGCACCAGTCCGCCAGCCCGAGATTCACGGACCTCGAGCAGCGCGGCCTTATCGTCCGCACCCCGAACAAACGCAATACGCGCAGCGGGAATCCAGCCGCGATCTATGTCTATCAGGAATTTCCGAATCTGTTCTCAAGTGCCAAGCCCAGCAGGACCGATGCATTTCGTGCGGTGATTCGTGCGGCAATCGACGCACGACGCACCGGAAACTGGAATGCCTTCGACCTGGCATTTGGCGCGTTGCCTGATTCCGAGCGGAGGCGAATCTAATGGAGACCACCATGCTGCATCTGCACCTGTCTGATACTGAAGCTCGCTTCCTGCGTGATCGCCTGCGCCTGATCGTGATGAACGAGCGCGGGCCCGACGCGATCATGGCCGAGAACGTGCTGTCCGCAATGGACGAGCGCATTCCGCACCGTCGCGAACGCAACATCTTTGCGGATCTGTTCCCGGAAGGTAGGGAGTGATCGCTTACTAGCGAGAGCCACAAGGAAAGAAGCCTTACAATGACAAACACAATGACACCAACACAAACCGCTCACGACATCCTCGGCACGATTCAGGTTGCAGCCGAATCCGCTGGATCTGTGCAGATGATTCCGATTCGCACTATCGCCAGCCTCCGGCAAGCGATCAGCAATGCGCTGGACGAGGAGGAGTGCCTGCATCGACTGTTGGCCCGGTGCCGTGGTCTCGCCTACCAGAACGTGATCCGGTGCCAGGTGCAAGCCGATGCAGATGCCGCGCTCGAGGGCCAAACCCACCCGCGCAGCGAAGATGCGCTTGTGCAGGCACGCGAACTTTTGGCGTCCCTTGACGCCAGGCTGGGAGTCGAGAATGACTGATTGGATCATCATTACGATCCTGCTGGTCTTGGTTGCCGGCATCTTCTATCTCAACCACAAGGTCGAGGCGAAGATGCGCGTCGCAACACCAGGCAGCCCAGCCGCCAAGATTCAGCAGGAACGTGTAATCCCTTGGCACGGTCGCGAGCTGCCGTGGGACGCAACGCACATTGCTTGGATCATGCTCGGCGATGGCGACCTGGGCCGGATTCACACCCTGTACTTGCAGACCATCGAATCTTTCCGAGAGGAATCGGACGAGGCCGATTCAGCCATCGGACCCATCATCACTAGGTCCATCGAAATGGAACTGGACATCATTGAGCGTGGATGCAAGTCGGCAACCGAGATCATGTATGCGATCGCGCGCATCGACAGACAAGGCAATGAATGCTGGCTTGCTCGCGATGGGTCGTGGGTTGCACGCTGGAGCGAAGACTCTGATATTCAGAACATCTTCGGCGATCAACGCACGGTAACTCTGTAGACTCGCCTGATCGGTGCAGGCATGCACTGGTCTCCAAGGCTCCTGGCTGACTTCCGTCAGTCGGGAGTTTTTTCTTACGCTATGGGCATGGCAAGGATGCCTAGACCAAAACCACCAGCAGACCTCATGGTTGCGCTCGAGCGCACCGCAACCAAACTACGCGAGCAACACATGGATGCTCTCGCCGGCGAAGTCGAGGCCGTCTATGAGGCGCTGCGCTGCATGCTGGATCTCACGAAGTATGGCGATTGCCTATGGGCTGACGAGATCCGCAACATCCTGAACATCAGGCACCAGATGAAATCTAGGCGCGGGACCAGCATGGATCCGATGCTTCATGATCGAATCCAGCACCGACTAGGCCGCAAATAAAACGCCCGACGCTTTCGCAATCGGGCGGGCACAGAGGGTGCCGAAACATGGACGCAGGCGTTAGCCCACGCCCATGCGGGTCACTTGGAGAACGGCAGCTTCGACCAGATCCACTTCCAGAGCGGCTGCCCAATGAGGGCGCCAGCCACGAAGACGACGATGGTGAAGAAGCCAGTACCGATAGCGTTGCGGATGAATTCCATGGTTAGGTTCCTTTCGACTGTGATTGTAACGCACGGCGGAACGCTGCGTCGAACTCGGCATCCTGCGCCCGCATTGCAGCAATTGCCTCACGGGTCGTTTCTGGACGGCTGTCATCGACGGCCGCAGCCAGCAGGCTTGCCGCCCTTGCCTTGGGCTTGGGAATCCAGCCCAGTGCAGCCCTTACTGCACCGAGGATGCCAGAGGCCGTCAGCAGCCACACTGCGGCTGCGCCGGCTGCTGCGATCGAAACCCACTTCAGCGTAGCCCAAATAGGTGACACCTTGTCCGTCACACCAGGCAGGGCGGTATGTATTTCCGCCACGCCATGACGAATCTGCATGGCCTCGGTTGCGATGGTCGCCGCGTCCTCAATGACCTCCGGCTGGTCGCTAGCCTCACCGATGCGGACAGCGAGCGCGTGAATCGTGCCTGCTCTATCGCCGATGCCGCTGGCCTCAACCGCGATCCGCTCGGAAGCAGAGCAGCCGAGCAACAGAGCGCAAGCGATCAGGCAACCTCGAGCATCCATTCGCCGGCATCCTCATCCCAATACCACGGGCCACCGCTCGGCATCGGAGTAGGTGCCTCCCACCTGCAAGTGGACTCATTCAAGATCCACGACCGATATGGTCTTGGAGCAATGAAGGCATCGCGCACCGCGTCATAACTGTAGCCAATGCCAGCGTAGTTCTTGCGGATCGTCGCGTTATACGAAGTCTGAATCCATGTGCCGCCAAGCAGGTTAGCGCACCAAGCAGCGCCAGCAGCCTCATGCTCATCTGGCACAACGATCACGCGCTGCACAATGTTGTCGCCGTTGATTTCTGCGAAGTGTGCCATGTTCAGCCCGTGTAGGTGAATGTGCCAGTCGTGGTGAACGAGTGCAGCGTGTAGCTGCCAGAGGTCGAAATCGTGCCACCAGTGCCACGCTGGGCACCAAGGTACGCCACAATCACGATTCCGCTGCCGCCGTTGCCGCCTGCGTTGAATCCGCCACCGCCGCCACCGCCAGTATTGACAGTGCCATTGCCGGCAGAAGAAACCGTGCGGCGTTCGCCGTTACCGCCGCCACCAGTTCCGCCTGTGCCAAGGACGCCTGTTCCGTAGAAGTTGCCGCCACCGCCGCCGCCAGCGTAGGTGGTTCCGTTTGGCGTGAATGCAGATCCGTTTCCGCCGTTTCCTGCCACGCAACTTGTTGCAGGACTGTTCGAGCCGCTTGATGCAACTCCAACAGCACCGGCACCGCCACCACCAGATCCAGCATTGAGCGCGAGAGTATTCGTGCCGCCGTTGTTGCCTTGTCCAGACGTACCAGTACCACCAGCAGCAGTCGCATTATTTGAACCCGCGCCGCCACCAGAACCGCCAGATACGCCGGCAGCAGTTGCTCCAGATGCACCGCCTCCACCACCACCAGTGCTGGATGTCGCATCGAATGTCGATGTCGAACCAGGCGAACCAGTGCCAGTCGTTGCACCAGATCCACCACCACCAACAACAACGGTATAGATCGTGCCAGGCACCAATGTCAGAGTCGGTGTCCGCATACCGCCAGCACCGCCACCGCCGCCGACGTTCGCGCCCGCGCTTGCACCACCACCAGCACCGCCAGCAACGATAAGGACCTGCGCTTCGTATGGGCTACTCAACGACACAAGCGACAGCAGTTGAGTAGCTGTGGAGCGCCGCATGGGCCTTCGGAATCTGCCGAGGTCGTATCGCATCAGAGGAAAGCGTAGAAGGCGCCCATCGTGCCCGTGCTCGACTCAAACTGCACGGTCACGTACTGCACTCCGATGGTGTCAAGCACCACGCAGGCAGGAGGCGTGCCAGCAGCAGCGGCCGTACCAGGGCTGTAGACGTTCACCGTGGGGACGCCCGTTCCGACCGTGATCTGGTGGAAGAAGTGCTGCGTCACGCTATTGACCGACAGGCTCGGGATGCTGCCAGACGTGGCGTTGTACGCGCAAGCGCAGTCGGCGAGCATCGTCGGGACGTAGATCGGCGTTCCGCTCGTCTGCACGTAGGTCGTCCACCCGATCACGCGGAAGCCAGGGGTGGCTCCGTTGCTCACGCTAGCGAACGGGATCAACCGAATCAGGCTCGGCTTGTCGCCGAGGTTGGTCGGGATTAGGAACGTCTGGTTGGTCGTCGAAGGCAGCGTCGCGGTCGGGACGGAGGCGTCGTAGTTTCCGGTCAGGTTGCCGGTGATCGGCATGCTGGTCGTGACCAGGTAGCTCGGCTTGTCGGTTGAAATGGTGATGTCGGTAGGCATTGTTCGTCCTTACGAGAGGTGCTTGCTGAAGTAGTTCACGATGATGCTCATGCCGGCTCCAATCGCTGCTGCATAGCCCATGATCTGTCCGCGCGCATGCTCCAGCACGCGAATCCTAGCGTCGTGGCCCTTGAGTTGATCCTGCTGCTGGCCCTGCATCGACAGCAGGCTATCGACCTTGCCCTCCAGGCGGCCAATGGCGAGGAACAGTTCGTCGTGGTGAGGGGTAGTCATAATGTCACTTGATGGAGCGGCTCACTTCAACCCACTGGTTCGAGATTCCGGGAGGAATCTTCATCATTGTCACGACCGATGACGTGGTCGGTGTCACGTTCGTCGATCCAGCAAGTCTGAACGCGGCAGAATCCTGAAGCGTCGTATTTCCGTTGCTGAAATACAGATGCACGAACTGACCTTCGGAACCACCGGCAAATCCTGTAATTGTCGTGGCGGAACCGTTCTGCACGGAAAGCACGCTCACTCCGTCCACGTTTGGGGTCGCCCCGGTCGATGCGTTGCTCGTAAATGTGAGAACGACCTCGCGTGGCTTGAAGCCATCTGCATCGCTGAACTGTGCAATCGCAGTTGCGGAATCACTCCGCATGATGTTTAGCACGCCGTTTGCATCAGCCAGCAGATACGGCGCGGAGATGACTGTCCCACCTGCGTCTGTTGGCCGCAATTGCAACGCCGAGTATTTTGATGCTCCGCGTGATTCGCCGCGAAATACGAATTCGCCTTGCGTGTCTACCACTGACACCCGAAAGGTCATGGACGCATTATTCGCACTAGAGTTCCAAGCAATTCGTCCATCCTCTCGCAAGCTCATGAGCGTCCGGTCAGCGGAATCGACCCACGTCCAGTCCACGCCGCCGTCGCTGACCGTTCCGCTGGTGTGCGTTGGCCCGGTTGCTCCGGTGGTTCCGGCGGTCGCCGAAACGTATACCTGCGATGTCGGCCCGACGCGATACGTTCCGATGGTGATGACCTGGCCAGACGCCCAGTATTCCCAGTTGTTTGCGATGGCGACCCACGGAGCAAGCGAACGCCATGTTCGCTCCCACATGTCTATGCTAGAAATCTTGCGATAGCCTTCAAAGGCAGCACCTCTAAATCCGCCGCTTGCAACCTGTCCAGTATTCCATTGAATTGCTGCCTGCCTCGCTGCGGCAGACGCAGTCCCTGCGGTTCCGAAGTTGTTCAGCGTAAGTACCGGGAAGTGGCCGCTGTTGATCGCAAACGTCGTGTCATCGGCAGCGGTGTCACGCGACGAAATCCCGATGTGCTTGGTGTACGAAAAGTCGTTGATTACAGAGTAATCAACCAACACGACGTCTACCGGGAATGTCGCGTCGGCAAGCAACGCGGCACGATCAAACTTGACGTTATAAGGGATTTCAATCAACTTCTGGCCGCTGTTGATTGCCATGCTCAAAATGGCAGCGGTGTTGTCTGTCACTCCATCGGCTACCGCCCCAAAGTCCTTTACGCTCACGACATCGCGGAGCTTGTCGAGCGCGGTGCGCTGCGTCGCGCCGGAGCCGGCTGCGAGGAACGTGACCTGTTCAGAGGTTGGCTTGGTTTGAGGCATATGGATGCTCAGCAGTCGGTGGCCGTGGCGAACTCGGGCAGCGTCTTTAGATGCGAATATGCCTGCGAGAAGACCGCAGGGCCGTCATGGTCGGTTTGAAACCGGAATCCATGCGACTTGATTACTAGGCCATCGCGGTCAACATGGTGCCAGGAAACGACGGCGATGGTATGCGTCTGCGTGCAATTGATGCCGGAAATGCGTGCATAGGCATCCAGTTCGGTTGGGCCGACGAAATTGACATCATGGATGATCGTTGTTCTTAATGCCATTGGTTCCTCAAATCTGCGTCCAGCGTCCGGTGTTTAGGTTGTACATGAACCGATATGCTGCATTTGCCGCAAGCGTCAGGTTTGCAGCTCCGGTCATGTGAAAACTTCCAAGCCCGCCTGACGCGTGTGCTAGCGTGAGGTTGCCATCAGTCGGGATCAATGTGATTTCCATTCCGGTTGCGAAATTTGATAAGGATGACGGCGGATAGTTGAGCGTGTTCGTCACGGTCTGCGCTGACGGCGTTGTCAGGTAGAGACGCGAATACAGGCCGCCGCCTCCGTTGACGAGCGCGTTCTGAATGATGGCGGTCGAAACCGTGATTGACTGGTTCTGCTGTGCCAATCCATACGAGCCAGAGCGAACATCAAGTGTCGCTAATGCGGTCGCATGCGAAAGATGGACGCCGCCAATCGTGATGTATGGAACAGTCGTTGGGTTTCGATACAAACCAAACTGGGATGGAATCCTGCATCGAGTGTTTTGCGAACCGATGGCAATTGTCGAAACGGTTTCGCCTCCGAAACTGTTGTTCACAATCTCAACATCGCCGATGCTTCCAATGTCGATGCAATGGTTGATTGAGGTCGAACCAGAAGGAGATCCGACGTTGTCACGGATTGTCGCCGAGGTCGCCGATGCTGCTCCTCCGGTCACTCCTTGTCCGACCCTGATATACGATCCGATCGGATTCTCAAGATTGTTGCTGAACGCATAAATGTTAGTTGCAAACGTTGATTCTGATTCCTCGCCGGCCAAGATGAGGTATCCGGAAGATTCAATCGCATTTGATTGAAGCGTTGCAGTGCCGCGCTCGACTTGAATTCCAGCAAACACTTGCCCTGACAGGTAGTTGCAATCAACGTATGCGACTGTGCATTTATTCAGGTACATCGCGCCCTTGGTCGATGAACCGCACCCAAGCATCAGGCAGTTTGAAACCCTCGGTGCGTTGCAGTTGTCAAGCGTCAGTCCAGGAGATCCAGCTCCTCCAACCGTGTTGTAGACGCAGATCGAATTGACTTCCGGGTGGTGTGCGTATGAGATCGTCATTCCGCCGGTTGCGCCGCTTGAGAAATACAGCATGAAACCGGAGAACAACCCGCGATACTGGTAGGTTCCAATCGGGGACTGGAGCGTTAGCCCGGTCGTGACCGATGCGCCAGTAAACCTGAGAACGCTCTGCTCAAAGTGCTTGCCTTCTCCGATGATCCCGAATGAGCGTCCCGTACTTGGTGCCACCGGGACAGTGATGTTAGACGTGATCTTGTAATTGCCGCTAGGTATGAACAGCGTCCTGCTGTTGGTGTTGCAGAATGCGAGGGCGGCATTGAGTGCTGCCGTGTCATCTGCAACGTTGTCTCCGACAGCACCAAAGTCCTTCAGGCTAACAACATCACCAAACTTGCTCGCCGCGCTGCGTGCGACCGCGCCCGTACCGCTCGGCGTGTAAGTGACGAGGTCCGCGCTGGTGCTGCCGATGTTGCTCGTCAGGAAGTTCACGAACTCGATGTTGTCGGTCCCGGCCACCGGAGCAGCCGAGAACGTCAGCGTCGTGCCGGCAATCGTGTACGTGCTGCGCTGCTGATACACGCCACCGATGTAGACCTGGGCGCTGTTGCCGAGCGCGCCCGGATCGCTTGCCAGCGTGAATACCGTCTGCGACCCGGTGCCGCTGAAGACCTGCCGGGTAATCGTGGCTGGCGCACCGCTCGAGCCAGCCGTGACCACCGTCGGCTCGCCACTAGCGTCGAAGGCCAGGAATGAGTTTGCCCGCTGGGCCGCCGTCGGCAGCTCCATGTTCAGGTTCAGGCCGTCGCTGATCGGGGTCTTGATTGACCGCGTCAGATCATCGGCCATCTGCTGAATCTGGATCGTGGACCTGTCAAATGAATCAGTAATGACCTCGGGATAAAACCCACCCTGATTGGTCAGGTCCGTTGGCTGGAGGTTCGCGATGTCAGATGTCAGGGTCAGCGTGAAACCGGTGGCAAGCGCGCCAGCAGTCAGCGTCACGCTGCCGCCCGGGTTGGTGTTCTGGTTGCCGTTCAGGCTCACCGTGTAATCGGTGTTCAGGACCAGCGTCGCCTCGACGCCAGTGCTTGTGGTTAGCTTGATGACATCAAGATCCGCAGCGGAAAACACCTTGAACGTGAACGGAAACACGGATGCCGTGCCGTTCCCGATGAATGGTCCTGCCGTTCGGACTGTGCTGCTAATCGTCATCCAATCGACTCCTAGAAGGCTTGAGGAAACCTAGATTCAACGTGATCCAGTACGGGCACCATCAACGCCGCACGCCTGTTGCAGGAGCAAGGACGTTCTCTGTCTCGCCCTCGTATAGCGCATCCAACCCATCCAGCGTGCGGTTGATCTGTGCAGATGGCAGGCCAGTAAACGCGCCGATGAGGTTGACGGCAGACTTTCGGAATGCCTTGTCGAATTCGCCCTGGCTTGCCTGCGTCGCGAAGTTGTATGTCTCGCCAACCGCTCGCAGGCCGGCAGGGCCGCCGTATCCCATGCGCGGTCCTTCGGCACCAGCAACGATCTTGCTGATCTCGCCAAACTCGCGGACGATGACCATCGTGCCCATCAAGTATGACAACTGCTCGGCAGCCAACTTGCGGGCAATGTCCTCGAGGTCTTCGGGCTCGTCCTCCGTCTTTGGCACCATCGCCTTTCGGATCAACTGGCCCAGCACGACAGGAACCACGAACAGCATCGCATAGTCGGCAGCCAGCTTGCCCTTGTTCTTGGCAGTCATGGTCTGAACCGCAGCCATGTTGTAGACCGTGTTCATGTAACCGTAGAACACCGTGAACAACTTCAGGCCGGCACCGCCACGCTCAACACGGCTCAAGTCCTTCAGCATGCCGCCGCCCTGCGAATCGATCACGGCCTGGTCAGCCAGCGCGATGGAAGTGTCCTCGTCGCGGCCCTCGTACAGTGCCTTCTCGTAGGCACCGATCCAAGTCGGGACATCGACCATCCGCTGCATCCGCATCATCAGGAAATAGGTGCCCATCTTGATGCGGCGCATGGCAACGCTGTCGCCCTGCACCATGTTCCGCAGTTCGTTCAACTCGCGGAACTGCGTGCGAGAACGATTCGCCATGAAATCAGACTTCTCGTTGACCATCTTCATAGACAGCAACGGCGACTGTGCGACGGCGGCGATGCCACGACCGATCCACTTCACGCCAACCCTGACGATGGACTGGTTGAAGCCTGTGATCTGCAATGCCGCGCTGACCACGTTGAAGCCGAGGCCTGCGGAACTGATGCCCTGGCGCAGGAAGTTCAGGGCCATCTCGGCTTCGTTCTGCACACCGCGCTCGCCGGCAGCGACATCCTTGATCCAAGTCTTCAACTGGCCGATGAACTCTGGGCCATACTTTTCACGCACGGCCTCGTCAAACGCCTGAGAGCGCATGAGGCGATTAGCCTGAATCAGCCATCGGTGCCACGACAGGTCATGGATGACCTCATTGACGCCGCCGTACATGCCAGCCAACGTGTAGAGCAGTGGTCGTTTATCTTTCAACTCCTCAACGCGAGCCTTTGTGTAACTGCGGCGCGTGGTCGCGCTGGTGAATGCACCAGCCAGGTCTCGCTTGGCAACCTCTGCGTCGGACATCGTTTCCGAACGCATGGATGCTCGAGGGTCGTACTTGATCGGGTAATAGCCACCTCGCAGCGTGACCGTCTTGCCATCCGCCGTCTGCACGATCAATGGCTTCGGCTCAACCCAGTTCGGCTCCTTTCCGTACAACTCGCGCTCCTTCGCAGCGATCTCCGGTCGGTATGTCTCGAAGTAGTCCCAAACTTGCTGAACGAGGTTCCATTCATCCTCCGTCAACGACTGGAGAATCGGCGTGATCTGCTCAATCGACCAACTCTCGCCATTGAGAAGCCGCTGAATGTTGCCGTCGTTGCCCATGTTCAGGGCAATGACAAGCCTAGCCTCGCGGTTGAAACTGCGATCCACGGTCGGGAAGTATTGGCCCTTGCCACCCATCTTGCCGAGCTTGAAGATCGGCGCGAACATCGCCGTCAGGCGCTCGGTCGCCTGCGCCCGCATGGTCGTTTCCTTGTCGCCGGCATCGTTTGCCGAACGAATCAGGTAGTTCCACACCGGGCCTCCATCCTGGGCTCCGTCCAGGATCCGGGCGATGGATGCCGCCTTCAGGTGTGCGCCGATGAAACCCTTGAGCGTGGTGATGGCTCGACCGATGTTCGTGGTCGCGGTCCGGGCGTTCGCCTTGCGGTCGCCGGCATTGGCGATCACGCTCGTCACAATCTCGTCGCGCACCTTCTCGAAGTCGGCCTTCTCCGCAGCCAACTTGATCTTCCGCTCATTCTTGCCCATGAACTCAATCTGCTTCACGGCATCCATGACCGCGTTGAATTCCGTGACAGTCAGGTTGCGCCACGGCCTGCGGTTCGATTCAGCCAGCACTTCAGGATCAATGTCTGGCTCAAGTCCTTCGGCCCGCTTGGCTTCCACCCACGCGGCCAAGTCGGCCCGGCGGGCAGCCTCTGTCCGGCTGATAGGTGCCAGTTCAAACCTGTCCAGAATGCCGGTGATCTGATCGGCATAGTCCGCACCCATCCGCTGGCGGTTGCTGTCGCGCAGCACCCTGCGGAGGTATTTCAGTCCCTTCTGAATCGCGTCATCGGCCTTCTGGGCCTCGGTCGCCAGCGCGTTCTGGTAGAGCTGCTGCCGCTTGGCCTGGAGCATGATCTGCTCGCGGGTGGCGTCCGCACCGTACCGCTCCCGCAGGCGCTTGGTATCGGCTCCTCGGGCCGCCTCAATGGCATCCCGTGACGCCCTAGCCTCCGCCGCCGCGTACTGGTCTGGCCGCAGGTCGCGGATAACTGTGTTTCCGACCGCGTCCACGGCAGCCTGCCTAGCGGCCTCCTGGATGACCCGGACGGGCTGGGTGGCCTTGGACAGCCACCGGGCCTCAACGGCCACCAGACGGGCTCTGGCTTCGTTATGGATGGCACGGTTGACCGCCGCCTCCTGCGCCTTCGGGTCGCCCATCTCGGAGTAGTCCCGGACCATGATTTCGTCCGTCCGGGCGTCCACCACCTCGCGCATGGGCTTGGCGTCGGCCAGCGCCTGTAGCAGGGCCGAGCCGGCGGGGAAGCCAAACATCTCGGCCACTACATCCGGGTGCAGTCCGTCCTCGGCTAGGTAGCCGTACTTGCCACGGCCCATCTTCGCCATGTCCAGGCCCGGCACGAACTCGCGGGCCAGCGCCGTGTTGATCTTGTGGACGCCCTCGACCGTGGTTTCGCTGCCGTCCGGGCCGATCAGGGTGCCGCGCTTCAGGTACTCCATCGCACGATAGATGGGCTCCTGCCGCACCTCGGCCATGACTTGGTCGCGCACTTCCTTCCGCTGGGTGTCATGGGCCTTCTGCAACTCCTTCAGCTTCTTGCTGCGAGCGTTGCTCATCCACTCCACCTGCTTCATCGTGTCGGTAGTCAGGGCCGCGATCGCCACGTCCGTGGCCTCCTTCTGCATGGCCTGGTATGCAGCCCACTCCGTATCGTCCATGCCAGACTGCTCTTGCGTCTGGAACAGACCCTTCATGTTGTTCACGGCCTCGGCACGCTTGATCTGCTCCTCGCTCGCGAGCATCCGATCGAAGACGGACCGGATCTCCGGCGTCAGGATCGGAAGGTCAGTGCCGAACTCCCGGCGGTAGATCGCGTTCAGATCGTCGCGCAGCGACTTGTACACGCGCCGCATCCATGCCGCGATCCTGTCGAACACGCCGCGCATCTCGACGCTGGGAGCCTTGCCCTCGAGCAGGTAGTCCTCAAAGTTGTAGGTGATCTTCTCTTCGAGCGGCCTGCGCTGCTCGAAGGTCAGCCCGTTGTACGTCGCCAGCCGTTCCTCGAAGGTTGCGCCGGCAACGCCCATGAACTTGAACAGTTCGTCCAGGTCAGCCTTGATCCTCGCCGGCGCGTCGGGCGCACTAGCAATGCGAAGATAAACTTCCACTTTGTAGTGGATGAGTTCATGGAACAGGGTGGTGACATCGGCACCCTTGTTGATGACAGTTGTTAGCGTGCGCGGGTCGTGTCCGCCTCGGGCTGGGCCAGGTGACGGCATGGCCTGAAACAGCACTTCACCACGCGCCTCTGGAGAAACAGACATCTGGCGCACCGCCCTTTGGCGATCCTGTTCATTCCCAGCGATATATGACATGTATGGGATGCCACTGCGCTCAAGAATGTCGCGGGTTTGCTGTGATGCATCTGTCGGAATTACTGCGCCAGCAAACTCATCCAGTCGCACCGCACGCTGTGGCTTGGCTTCAAAGTATGGCACTGGCGCATTGAACAATGCATCAGCGGCATCAATGGCCTGTTCGATAGTTTCCGCTGGCATGCTGCCAATGGCAAATTGCTCACGGCTCAATGCTTCGCGCATTGCCTTTGCGCTTCGCTTCTTGCGCTTTCCATACCGAGCCAGCGCCTTCATAGACGCATCCATTGCAGCCCATGTGTCTTGCTTTCCACGCCAATCAGTAAGCCGCGTGTAGTCCACAACCGCTAGACGATACGCCTCAAGCGTTTTTTCCGATTCCTTTCGCGCCTTGCTGTATTCATCCGGATTGACAATGGCCGTCTTTGCGGCTTCTCGCATTTCTTCAAGATCCGGGAATGCACGTGCACGCTTTGCCCGTGCTGCACCAGCTCCAAATGTCAATCCCTTTTCCTCACCCTTGACCTTAGCAGAAGCCATAAAGTCAACGATATTTCCAAGCGTATATGGACGCTTTAGTTTGCCATCACGAAGGAATGGCGCACCAAACTGTCCTCGCGTTTTCTTATCAACCCAGGTCTTGTATTCCGCGTATGACGGTTCCAGTTTCTCTGTCAACGCATTCGCTGTCGCTTCCCGCGCCACACGCTGACGGTTAGTTTCTTGAACATCCCTGCTCAATCGTTGCAGTGTCGTGGGCGTGAATTGTTTTGCCCATTCTTCAACACGTCCTTCTGGTAGTTCTTCTGCAACGCCCTGATATTGCCTACGCACTTCATCGGCGTATGCAATCTTGAGAGCAGCGTATTCAGGACTAGCCTCCATCACGTCATATGCCTGCTGTTGATCGACTGCCAAATAAATTGGAGTCAAACGATCAATTGCCTCCCATGTCAGGCGCGACAATGTTGGTCGTGTTTCCAGTATTGGAGCGATTTCAATTCCACGCTCTCGCAAGTACATCGCCATGATTGCTGGCGAACGCAACCAACGCTCCGCTAATTTGTTGGCATCTGGTTCGTTGACGAGAAAATTAAATGTGCTATCAACCAGTCCTACGTCATCAAACTCGGTTTGTAGATCACGAATTGACGCGACAACGGCATCTGCCTTTGCAGTCGAAACTTTCGGCCATTCCGGGCGTGGGAACCTAGCCGAATATGCATCGGCCTCAAATACTGGCGTTGTACGAGGCTCGGCCATCTCGCGTGTACCGAGCAGCGTGATTTCACCAAAGCCCTCAACGCCGCCTGCTTCCTCTGTAATGACTCCGATTGAAGGAACCGCAAGACCACCCATCCGCTCGGCGAATTGCAGATTGTCAGCGGACAGATTGTGTACTGCCATCAAGCGCGGCCCAGTTGCCGCCTGCTCAAACACCTTGGGGCTGGTGATGTCGAACCGGCGCGACAGCGGGACGACGTTGCCCTGCTCGTCGCGGGTTACGGGGTCGGCGGATTTCAGTTGTTCCGAATCAAAGGCGATATAGGAGTCTTCACGACCCTCTGCTTCGTTCTTATAAACGATTCCGTCATAACCCTTGCTAACTAGAAAATCACGAATTGGAGCAAGTGCATCGTAGTACGCAAACATGTCGCCGCTTTCCGGCGAACCAGCACGCATTTCTTCTGGTATTTCGTCTAGCAGTTCGGATCTCTGACGCTCCGTAATAATTGCTTCGGGCAAAGAGTAGATCACCCGATCTGCTGACCACACACCGAGATCCTTGAGGCGCAACGGATTAGCAATCCGTGCGCGAAGTTTCATCGTGCGCTGGCCTAGCATTCCTTCGGGAATGCCAGCGCCAATGTGAAATCCAAGTTCTCCTGCTTTGAACTCCGAAAACCATTGATTGGTTTGATGTTCTGCTTCAATTGTGTACCCGGCCTGGTATGCGGCATCATCAACCATCCGTTGCGCGGTCGCGGTGTCTCCGCGCTCAACGGCAGTCATGTAGTCGGCGTCCATGCTGGAGATGGCGGCCTGCTCAAAAATCTTTGGGCTACCAACATTGAACCGGCGCGACAGCGGGACGATATTGCCAGCCTCGTCGCGGGTTACGGCGTCTGCAAGCTTGATCTTGTTCTCGTTCAAGACAACGGTAGAAATGAATGTTCCATCTACCGCATCCGGGTCCTCATCAATCAACTTGACAATGTCGTATCCATCTTCCGCAGCGGTTGCCTGAATATCTTTCCACCTTCGTCCGCTCCCTGTTCCTTCCCAGTCATAAAGGCGACCGCTCATAACAGCGTCTTCAGGAGTAACGGATTCTCCAGAAGCACGATCAACAAAATCCCAATTCCCATCTTCAGACCATTTACGAATCCATGCAATGACTTCTGGTGTTTGATTTGTCAAGTCAAGCGTTCGTCCGCCAACATAGAAGCGTCTGGCACCACCTTCTTTGCCAGCATATTTGTCAGCGACATACTGATTTGTAGTCGTGAAGATTCCGGGTTCTCGTCGTGCGCCTCGCCGATATTCCGTGATTTGTGCTGCGTTACGATCTCCACGCCAAACAATTTCCGTTAGTCCACTTGCCTTTGCCGCCTCGTCCACCATGCGCTGCGCGGTCGCCATGTCGCCGCGCTCGACGGCAGCCATGTAATTCGTATCAATACGCGCCGCCTGCTCCATCGCCTGAACTGGCATCCCTTCGCCAACAATCGTCGGCGGATACTTGCGGTTGTATTCCTCCGGCGTGATGCCCATCGCAGCGGCATCTACTACCGCCATCGCCTGGTGGATCTTCGCGTATGTGCGGGCCTGCACGTCTGAATAGCCGACCGCCTTCACCGCGTTGAAGATCGAATCCTCGACCGCCTGCGCCGACTGCACGAACGCGGCATCGACCGTCTGCTTCTCCTCCATCAACTTCTCGGCCTGGGCGACAATCTCCGCACGTGACGCCTCAACGGCCTGCGCCTCGGTCGCGCTAATCGCGTCCGGAGCGAGCCGCATATGTGGCAGCAATGCGTTGCCAAGATCCGTGCCGGCCAGCCGGGCCGCGTACTGCGCGGTCGGGATCGTCACATCGCTGCCCGTGGTAGCGGCATCGCGCACCTTCTGGGCCAGCCCTGGCACCACGGCGTCAAGCTGCGAGTCGGTCACGGCGGCCTGCTCGAGGACGCCGCGCATGGTGGCTCCGTCCACGAACACGGTCTCGGCGTTGGTGCCAGCCGCCTGCGCAGCCACGAAACGCTCGTATGCGCCGACATCACGACCGCGCACCTTGCTCTCGGTCGCGTTTTGGGTCAGGCTCTCAAAGAACTTGGTTTGCTTCGTTGTTTGCTTTGCACGTCGCAAATCAATCGCAATGTTGATTCCTGGGCCGATGCCGCCGATTGCGGACACGCCAAGCGCAGTCCGAACAATTACATCCGTCAACTCATTCTTGATGCTCTGGCGGCCTTCACGTGTGGCAAGTCTGGATTGGAATGCCTCTGGATCAGAGATATAACCACCCATTTCATCGAACGCGATTTCGACAACCTGCTGGCTGACTTCAGTACCAATTTCACCACCGACACCCTTGGCATATGACGTGCCGAAGTTAGCGATCGCCTTGCCAACGGTTGGGCGTGTCACCGCCTCATTGGCGGCATCCATCACCATCCGCGACCACACGCCCTTGAACGGAGCGGCCAGCAACTTGACACCGTATACCTCAAGCGCACCGCCAAGCAATCCAACGCCAAGCGCAGTAACGCGAGCAACATCTGGGTCCATTCCGGCATCCAGATTCTTCATGTAGTTGTTGCCGGCCATCACTCGTCCAGATGTCGAAATCATTGCGCTAGTTGCACCAGCGCCCATTCCAAAGATGGTTGCAGCAGGCACCGTGACTATTTCTTCCGGCAAGAAGATTTGTGGTCCAAATTGCCCGGCGAGCAATGCTCCGCCAGCACCAATACCGCCACCAATCACAGCGCCTTTTACTGATTCTTCTGCGGTGCGCTCAATCTGTCCAAGCAGTTCTCCGGTTTGACGCCAGAAACCAGTATCTCCGGCAAGATCCGCCAACTCCTGCTGGTATGCATTCCATTGGCGCTGTTCATCTTCGGTTGGCTTTCCACGCAATTGTGCGGTTGTGCCAAGCAACCCAGCCTCGGTTGTAATTCTTCCTGTTCGGAAGCCTGCCATGAATTCGCTCGGCAGCTCCGAAACATAATCCATTGTCTGCGCAAGTTTCTCCAGCGTTCCAACGTCATCGCTTGCCTGGTTGGCAAACGTCCTGTCCATCAGGAACGATGCCAGCACCGGGTTTGTCCGCGCGATGTCACGCGCCTGCATGTCGGCCATAAACGCGCGCTGACGCACCTCGTCCATGTTCCGAAGCGCAACGTCCTGCCCGACACCGATACGCGCACCGAGCCGTGATGCCTCCGCAGCCTGGTCAGGGTTCACACGGGACGCGCTCATTAGCGATGACATCAACGGGATCTGGTCCCGGTTCACGATGTCAAGCACGTCCGGATCAACGGGCTCTGGAATCGTTGGCTGCGACATCGCAGGCTCTTGCGACACCGGCTGTCCGATGACAGCCAAAACATCCGGATCGACCGGGCCGCCCTGGTTCTGCGATGGTGCGAACTCTGCGCGGCGCTCGTCTGGTGTAAACGGAATCATTGTGCTGGCTTGCCCTTACGAATCCAATAGTCGGCGAGTTGAGTCATCGTCGGATTGCTGACGCCTGCCTTGCGGAAAGCCGGCAGTGCAGTTCCAGTAATCCATGTCTGCGGCATGTCCATCAACTTTACCTGCGCATCTCCGACCATGACGTATGCGGATTGACGCTGCTCTGGCGTCATTGCACCGAGGCTCATTTGCTTGTCCCACCACCAACTGCGTTCGACATACGCCTGCTCACCGTACTGAATGATCGCACCGTCGATCACCCGCTGCTTCTCCTCGCGTGACAGTGGCCGCTTCTGTCGCTCCTGCTCGGCGTCAATCATGGTCTTGACCGAATTGCGGAACATGAGCGAAGCCTGCTTGTCCTCATCCGACTTCGGATCTGCCATCTTCGTCATGTTGTTGGCAAACAGCGTTGCCTCCAACTGGTCGGCATCGACCGTGGCTGCGATCACCTTGCCTGGCGCATTCACGTCGCCGAGTAGCTTGATATAGGTGTCTCGGGTCATCCTGCCACGGTTGTCCTCGAGGTATTCCCGAGTCAGAACGCCTGGATTGCGTGCGATCTCCTCCATGACATCCAGCTCATCCGTCTGTCGCTGGGCCTTGAGGAACTTGGCCTGATCCTGTGGCTTGAGCCGGCCCCAAGCAGACGGCGGGACATTCGCCACCGTATTGCCGGGCGCGGCAAGGAATTGCTCCATACGGTCGATCAGCAGGCCATACTCCTGCCGCTGGAGAGCCTCCTCCTGCCCGTATTGCGTCCGTAGAGCCGCCTGGACGCCCTTGCGGATCTCCTGATCCTTGATGCCGTCCGCAATGTCCAAAGCGTCCCGGAGCGATCCTGGCGCTTCCTGCGGGTTGTTGGCCTCATCGTCAGGCATCCCGACCCTGCCATAGCCACGGATCGTGGTCGCGTACTGGTCGATCATCCATCGGTCACGGTTGGCGTCGATGCTGGACAGCAATGGCTGCGCGGCCTTCTCCTCGAGGTTGCCGGCCTTCAGTTCCGCCTTCACAAACTTGTATGCCTCGTCATAGTCGCTCTCGAGCATCAACCGATTGACAACGCCATCCGTGACCTGCGTGCGCACCTGAATGACCAAAGCCTTCATCTGTGGAGAATCCTCTGTAAAGCCAAGTGCCCTGCCAGCGGTGCGGATCTCGTTTTCGGCGACGCCGAGGTTGATCGCATAATCAGACATCGGAACATCGCGATTCTCGTGGTCCTCAATTGCCAATTGAATGAACTGCTCTCCACGCGCACGAGCGGATTCGACCGTTGCTTTCTTGACCTCGGCATCGCGGTGATTCAACATCTGCGTCTGCGCAGACATCATGTGGCGAGCCATGACGTTTCGATACATGGACTTCTGTGTATCGTTGTCAAGACTGTCAAGGCTTCCACCAACGATCTGCGCCATCGCATCTTCCGTTTGCGCAAATCGCTCCGCAGCTGCCAGACCGGATGACCGCAAGTAACCATCCTGACCTCGCAGAACGCTATTGAATTGCCGCATCGACTCCAATTCAAAGTTTTTGGCTTTTGACTCGTCAATCGCGTCCTGAATCGCACTGCCGATGCGGAATGCAACGTCGCCGGCCTGCGTCATTGCACGGCCAAACTGCACCTGCTGCTGGGCGGCAAGGTTCTCGGTGACTGCCACCTGCGGTGCCTGCACCATTCCGATGTCGCCTGCGCCTCCCGGCGCGACCTGCGGTACGAACGTGGTAGGTACGGTCGGCATGGATTACGTCCTCTGCTGGCTCACGCCAGCCAACAGTTCCTCGATGCGGCGGTTACGAGCCCACATGCCGCCAATGTCCGCCGCGCTGCCAAGCAGGCTCGTACCAAGCGCCAGACCGGGATAGATCGTGCCGGCAGTCGCCTGCAAGTTCTGGGCCGAGATGTCGGCCATCGTCGCACCGACGCCGATGTTGAACGCCTGCAACTTGGCAGCCTCGGCTGCGCGCACCGTCTGCGCGTTCATGCTCAAGCGGTCAATCTCCTTGATGAGATCCATGCTGCCCAGCACCTCGGTAGGCGTGCCCTCGCCAAGCGAGATGCCTCGAGCAGCCATTGCCGCCTTCGCGCCGGCGCGTGCCTGGCCGGCCTGCATGGCGTACCTGCCGAACCGCTCCTGCCCTTCGCGGCTGATTTCGCCAGCCGTGAACCGGGCCATGCCCTGGTTGATGCGGGCCATCTCGGCGGCGAACCGCTGGTTCTGCGCCTGCATCTTGAGCTGGTTCTGCTGGCTCTGCGCCGAGTAGTACGAGCCGATGGCGCTGGTCGCAGATCCAAAAATCGCCATGATCGGGCCAGCCACGCTGAACGCCTCGGCGAACTGCGCTGCGGTCGATGGCGCTGCCGCAGCCGGCGCATTCGCAGCAATGGCCTGATTCTGCATGCTCGTCAGGTACGGGTAGTTCTGCGCCTGCGTCAGCATGGTGTTGTCCATGCCTGGGAAACTGAAGCCCGGCGTATTCGGCGTGGTTGTCACGAATCCCATATCAGCCTCCGATAGCGACCTCGAGGGTGAGTCCAACAATCGTCAGCGGCAGCGGATCAACCTGCCGCACATAGATTTGACCATTTTGCTGCCAGGTCGGCGTCAGCTTCACGCCAACCTCGTCAGTCTTCAGCGATGGCGGCGATCCGTATGGTTCCGTCGTGCGCCACTTGGCCTCAACCAACTTGTTTTCGCTCGGTCCCACAAACAGACCGCTTGACCTGTAGACGCGCACGAACGCCTCGTTGATGTTCTTGGCTCGGCCCTGACCGAATGCCTCAATCTGCAACGTCAACGGCAACGTCTGCAAGTCGCTCTCGTATGGCAGGCCCACCGTGATGATTGTGGACGGACGCTGGATCGTGACCGATCCACCAGTCACCACAACCTGCGGCATGACAGCGCCATCACCCAGCACGCTGACGGTCTTGCCCTCGAGGTGCGATAGGCCGCTGACCGTGTCGCGAGCCCAAGCCCAGACCGCCGTGGCCACGCCTCGCAGGGCAACCGCCAGCGTCTTGTCCACTCGCGCAGTCGCTACCGTCGTGCTGGTCGTGGACAGGATCGTGAGCCTGTACTTCGTGCCATCTGATCCAGTAAGCACGATCACGTCACCGACATCGGTCGTGGCCGGGAACTGGAAGATCGCGCTGCTGGCAGTGATCGTCAGCACCTCTGCCGGCGTCCAAACCGTGCCGCCCGTAACCGTGACCGTCGTTGCCGTCGTGTTCGTGCCGTTGTACGTCAGGCCGCTATCGACGTGGAAACAGTTCTCAAGCGTGGACACGGACCGCGTTGCGAACCGCTCGACGTACCGTTTCGTGTTGCCTCCGATTGTGCGCTTCACGATGACGTAGAGCGCATCCTCGGTGCCCTCGGCAACAGCAGTACAAGACTCAAAGTCACCGTCCGTGTCGTGCCTGTGCCAGGCAGCCACCTGCTGCTCCGGGATATAGGTCAGGCCCAGCATGTCGCCATTGCTCGAGATGAACCAAAGCAATGGGTGCGGAGCCTTGCTGTAGCACATGTCCGTGATGGACAGTCCATCAAACAGGTGCGTTGCGCGCAGCGACAGGTCGCCGGTCACGAATCCGCTGGCCTGCCACGAATAGCCAAGTTCACGCACATGGCCGTCACGGGCAGAGCCATAAACCACCGTGTTATTCACGATGGACGGCTGGACATTGCTGGCACCAACGTATGACTGCGGCCGCACCGAAATTGTGGTCGGCGTGATGACATCGCTATTGACCGGACTGATCCGCCATTCCGCCGCGCTCGTCAATGCGAGCAGCTGCGTCAGCGGGACAAGGTGGCGAATCGTGTTTGCCTCTCGAGCGGCGACGCGGAACTTGATTCGATCCGTGTCCTCTGTCGGGATCGAATACGACATGTCGCTTTCGGTGCCGCTCTTGGTCATCCAGATCGTTTGCGGCGCGTTGTTCGTGCCAGCAAACAGACGCCTCTGCTCGAAGTAACTGACCGCGCCGGGGTAGTTGTTGACGCTGCTGAAGACGGTGTCATACACAGGCGGCGTGATGCCAGTATCGGGCGCGATGTTGTCGTCGTTGATGGACGTTGAAGCCGTCTGGCCGATGAATCCATACAACCCGCCCTGCAACTTGTAGACGTTGTAGCGTGATGCGCCGGCGACAGCAGTCCATGCGATGGTCACGAATCCTGGAGTCGAATTGCCGAAATCAACAGACACCGTGGCGGAACTGCTCTGCACACTTTCGCTGACGTCGTCATCCGCGACTGCCGTCACCACATACGAATAGTCGATGCCTGATCCGAGTCCAGTCAAGGTCGCAGTCACGCCGGTCGGCGCAGTAACAGACGCCGCGAAATTGATCGTGGTCAGGGTCCAGGTCGTGGCACCAAGCCTGCGCAGCTCACGCGGCGCATAGTTCGGATGCACCAGCGTCAGCACGTCAGCCGACTGCACGTAGTGGATATCGAACAGGTCTGCCTCGGCATACGGGGTCGGGATCTCATAGATGCCGGCAGGAAGTGGATACCAATACGTCGCATTGGGCGGCGTCTTGTTGATCGCCTTGGCAATGCAGTAATAGTTGACGCCTCCGGACGAAACCAGAGATCCAATTGCATACGGCGTCGCGCCAGTGTGGACGCCACTGCCTGCGCTGCTTGTGACGATTGGAATGCCGCCGGCTGCGGTCGCGATTTCAAACGTGTTCGTCGCCGCGTTGATGACGTAGTACACGGTGTCAGGCAGCATGCCTGTCGGCAACGATCCAGTAGTTGTGAATCCGACTTCTGCTCCGTTTGCAAGGCCATGTCCCGACCAGTTGATGACGGTCGGCGTGCTGGCCGTGTGTGTTCCTGACTGCGACCCGGTTGTGTCGATAGCCGTTCCGCCAGATGTCAGCGACAACCTGAACGTATTCAAGGCGGAGTTCACGACGTAGTACACGACTCCAGGCAGCAATCCAGTTGGCAATGCTCCTGTCGTTGACAGAATGACGCGATCTCCGTTTGACAGTGTGTGACCAGTCCACGTCACGACTCCGGGACTTGCAATCGTGATGGTGACAGTTGCCTGCTGCGATTGAGTAATCGTGACCGTAGTGCCAGGCACATATGCAGATGGGCTGCCGGGCCCGAGCGTCGCACCCTGCGTATGGAATCGGAAGTAGTTCGGACCCATCTCCAACACCATCGTCTGGGTGGTGCTGAACGTGAACGGAATCAAGCGGGTGCGCTTGGTGCTGTCCTTGACCTCGCGCACGAACGCCGTGCCGGCCCGGTTCTCTGCCGGACCCTGCGGCGTCGCAATGAAGTTCCGCATCGTGGCAGCGCCGGTCTGGAACTTGATGTCATCCAGCCGGCCCCACATCTCGGGCGACACCTCGCCGCCTGCGAAGGATCGGTTGTAAGTGCGGGTCTGCGGCATATGTCAGCGCCCGCTCATCCAGGTCGTGATGTGTTCCGGCTTGATGTTGCGCTGGTTCGCGTCAGACATGCGAGCCTGCTGCATGTAGCCCATCATCATCTGGGTGCAACGCTTCGCTTCAGCTGCGCCCTGGTCGCCCTTGATGACTGGACCAGCCAGCATCGATGCAAGATGCCACGAAAGCGCCATCACGAACAGCGGATCGAACTTGGTCGGATCGGTCACAAGCGCCTGATAGCGCAGGATCGCACCTTCCTGATTCGTGTAGATGACCTTGTTGCCGTTGGTGTCAGTCTCAATCGAGTATTCCTGCGGCACGTACACGCCGGCACCAACGAACGGAGTGTTGATCCAGCCCCAGCCGTAACGGTCGGCCGGGTACGGTCGAATGGTGTAGTCGTTCTCGACCTCGGGAGGGAGAACAGACACCGCAACCATCATGTCGCCTGGGCATGCGTAGGCGTAACGCCACATCGTGTATGGCATCGTGACGCTGGCAAGTGCCACGCGGCGCGACGCGAAGTTCCAGTTGTGCATTTGCAGCAGGCTGTCTCGAGCGATCGCATAGAACCGCGCGCAATGCTCCGCCTGTGCAGATCCCTCCGGCGGATCAATGCTGGCGACTGTTGCATCGTCGCCAAGGTGCGCCAGTGCCAGATTGCAGATTTCGACTTCGGATGCCATGCCTGCCTCCTAGTGATGGAGGGGAGCCGGGGTTGCCCCGCGACTCCCCTCCTGTCACTGCGAACTCACATCGCCTTATCCCTGCTGCTGATCGTGCGAAACCGCCTTGCGTGGCCGGCCAGGTCGCCGCTGAAGCGGAGTTTCCGCAACAGCAAGCGCTTCTTGGACTGGCCGTGCAAACTGTCCGTCTAGGACGGTCAGATTGCCGTTCGGCGGGCCGTTGTACTCAAAGACTTCACCCTCCTTGCGGAGGCCGTTGTCTACGAAGCACACAGTATTCGCGCGGACCTTTGGCATGGATCAGGCTCCTTGAATCACGTCACCCGGAAACCACTGGCGTAGAACTTGCGTCCGTCCTGCACGTTGTGCACGATCTCGGCAAGGATGCTTCCAGTGGTCGGATTGGTGCCGTTCACATCGTAGCGGGCGCCGAGGTAACGCAGGCCGAGGCTTGCGATCTGCGGCGGCAGAGCGACCACGTACTGCTTGCCGGCGGTCAGGCCAGCGAGCAGGACGTTCGTCTCTGCAAGAACGGTGTGCGACGAGAGGTTGGCATTCGCAGAAATCACCACCTCGAGGTCGAGGCTGGTGAGAGTGTTGAATGCCTCAACCACGGTGAACACCATGAACAGATCCGAACCCTCACCGATGTCTCGGGCGGTGCCGAGGTCAATGGTGTCGGTCGAAACGGCGTCAGCGGTAATCGCCTGACCCGTAATGGCGGAGCCGGGGGTGTTGGACCCGGACACAACGAGAAACTTGTCAGTAATCATTGTTGTTTTCCTTTCTGTCGGGTCTATCAGGACACGACGGCTTCGGTGTTGACGATGGCATCCACGCGGCGCAGAGGCACGCCCTGGAACGACAGCCAGCTGTACGGCATTCCGAACTGCGACAGGCCCTCATTGACCTTCAGGACGTACTGGCTCTTGTCGAGCGCAGCAATCGCGAGGCCGCTGTGGACAGTGCGGTTCATGTAGAACGCAGCCCGACCCATGCCCATGTTGGGAATGCGGTACAGGGCACGGCTCATCAGCTTGATGATGGCCGTAGCAGCTCCGGGAGCCTGCGTCGTGGCCTGCGCAATCAGGTCATCGGTGTCGATGTTGCAAATGCGGACCACGTAGCGCCAGTCCTTGACCACAAGACCGTTCTTCCACTGGTAGCGGGTGGCATACGCCTGGAGACGGGTGCCATCGCTGTTGTAGACGGTCTGCTCGCCAAGATCCTCGTGGATCAGGCCAGCCGCGCTGCCCTTGGGGAACGGGCAGTACACGGTGTTGTCACCCCACACGACGAGGTAAATCGACGTGTTGCTGGTGGCATCGCTGCCGCCGGCGGTGATTACGTTCTGCGTATTGTTTGATCCGGACAACGACGAGTAACGCGGCGCCAGGCCGAGAAACTGCTTCGGATCGGTGGAGGGGTTGCCATAGAACATCGTGGTCGCCTGGGTCTGGTTCATGGCCTCAAGGAAGGCCACGTCCTCGGACAGGCGGAACTGCGCGGTGTTGCCGTTCAGCATCGCAAGATCCTTGTCCACCTCGCTGCGAGCCTCGAGGATTCCGCAAGCCTCGTCCACCTGCGCGGTCGTGCTCTTGCTGCTCGGGATGCCCTGGTTCAGCGCGCGCCAGTAGACGCCTGGCAGACCAGTGCGGATCACGACGCGCTCGCCGGTGGGCAGGTTGCCCTCCTTGAAAACGCAGTCCTCGAGGATTTCGTTGCTCTGGGACAGCAGCTCCGCGATGACCGGCACGCGGCCCTCGGGATCGGTTCGCTTCGCCCAATCGGCGAGCGTCAGGTTAGAAGTGGAGAGAGTTGCCATTGTGATTTCCCTTTCGTGGGATTAGGTGTTACTTGGGTACAGAGCATCGGCGAAGTCACCAAACGTCTTCGGGCCGTTCTTGGCCTGTCCGACACTTCCGGTGACAATCCGATCCTCACTGATTGCCTTGCCTGCGCGGTACATGAACCGGATTACTTCCGGGTGATCGCCCAGGCCAGACGTGTTGAGCAGCGTGCGAAGTTCGGACGTGCCGAACGTGTCAAGAGCCTTCTTGGCAGTGGACAGGTTCTCGGCCAGCTTGTCGCCGCCGAACTCCTGGTCAGACTTGGCTGACGCAACCCACTCGCCACGAATGGCCTTGACCTGCGATTCTTGACGCTGGGCCAGCGTTGGGCCCATACGGTCGAGAATCTTCTGCGCGGCATCCTGCGTCAGGTTCAATTCGCGTGCAACCTCGGAGAAGTTCTTCACCACCTCCGAGTCGAACTCGCGGCCTTCTGGCGCCTTGAATTCGTACTTTTCAGGAGCCTTCGGCGTTTCGGCCTTGGTCTCCGTCACGTTGTCCGCAGCCTTGCTCTCCGTGGCCGGCTCGGCGGCTGAAGAGTCCTTCGGCGCAGTTGCCTTCTGCCCATCACCATAAAGCGCCTCTGCCGTCGCAGAAGCGCCGCTAGGTGCCGAAGATGCCTGGGAGCCGTTAGTTGGAGTTGCGGCTTCCATCATCGTTGGTTCGTTCATCTGCTGTCTGCTCCTTCATCATGGTTGGATACAGTTCCGGGCATTGCGTGTGGATCATGCCCAGAATGCGAAGCCCGTAGTTCCTGTGACCTTCGGCGAATGACATTGCCATCGCGTTGGTGTTGAACGACGAACGGAACACTCCTGCCTGATCCAGAAGCCGCCAAATGACGCGGCGGCCCCGCTTGTTGCCCATGAGCCATTTGAGATCCGCCTCTTCATTCTCCCGAGCCAGCCGTTCACGCAGTTCGCGTTCTGCCTTGCTGCGATCCTGGCTGCGCAGGTCAAGCGGGTCGTAGTTGCTCACGTCGGGAATTTATGAAATGCCAGATTTTGTACGGGCACCGTCACGTGCTGGTGATCTTGAGATTCCATGCTTCAAGCGTGATGAACTCGTTGGCGGTTGCAATCTGCCCGGTGATGGCGAACGTCTGCGCGATGCCGAATCCGCCAGTCGGGGTCATGGTGACGTTTGCGCCAGTTGACGCACCGTGTCCGGGTGCCGCAAGAGCGT